GTTCTGCGGATAACTGGCCCTGCTCTATGAGTTGGGCTATTTTTATTTCCAGGGCAGCTTGGCCGCAGGCACAGGTATTGGTGTTAAGTATCACAGAAAATAAGAAATCCGGGATAAGGCGAGTTTAGGTGAGATGATTGGGGAATTAACGAGACGGTGAGGGTTTGAGGGATATTCCGGGGGATTCGTTTCTCAAATTTTGTGAGACGTTTTTGGAGTAATTTCAGGTGGTTTTCATTCTTTGGCGGCAGGTGTTATTAATAATATGAATTGGTTAGTAACGATGGTTAGAAATGAAATGATATATGGTCAGAAAGGCTATATAACCGGTGTTAGAAAATATAACGGACGGGTAAAAAATTCGCGGCGCGAACGTTATTTTGGATAAAAAAGAAGTGGTTTTAAAGGCTCTGATTGGTAAACCTGGATTGGTAAATTGGTAAATTGGTAAACATGTTTCTAATTAAGATGTATCCGGCGTTACAGGAATTACGGCTGATTTTAAGACAATTCGCGTTAGAGGTGATGAGGATGTATATTTAATAATGCCGGCTGTATAATTATGCATATTAAACAATTCAGCCAGGATGATTTCCGTAGTGTAGTGCTCCTGGATAAATAGTTCTATGAGATTGCTAAATAAATACCAGCTGAACAGGCAATACTGCTAGTCTTCCTTAACTTAATATTTATCTATCTTCGAAATCATTCTTTATAATAAAGTGCTGGATCAGTGTAGGCATTGCTGGTGATTGGGCTCGTTTTTTTTCAATTAAGGCTTCTATTTCAGTAGGGAAGGCCATGGCGAATTGAACACGGGCCCAAGCTTTCAGATCTTCGTCGCCTACTTCCCACAGTTTTACTAAAAATGATATCATACGATCCAGGTCCGGAGATCCGGTGATGGCAGCAGCTGCTGAACCTAAGATAGCTGGATCACTTTTATCTATAATATTACTGAGGGCTTCAAAATAAGCCTTTTCCCCGATCTGGTCAATCTGCTTCTTGATAATCTCCTCGGGAGACAGAAACATTTCCCCTTCGCCTTTAACGAGCCACAGCATTGTTGTATTATATCGATCACATAAATGCTTCAATAATTGTTCTGATGCTTCTCTAACTCCTTTCTCAATCTGGGAAACAAATTGCTGAGTAATGCCCAGTTCTTGCGCAAATTCTGTCTGCGTCAATCCCAGGGTTTTTCTCAGTTTTATTATTCTTTCCCCTATAGAAGTCAAAGTAATATCGCCTCGCTGTATTATGCTTGTTGACTATACAACATTGCTGTATTAAACTATGTCTATAAACTATTCCAAAATAGTCAATGAAATAAACGGCGGCATCACTGTAAAGGAGGGATTACAATGAGTAACGCCGATTTCCATAAGGCTGCCGACCCGCAACATAAGGGGATGACTCCCCGAGAGATCCGGGCGGAACTTATGCTCCGTGGTGTGACCATAAAACAGATCGCAGCAGAGGCGGGCGTAACCAGCGGGGCAGTAACGCAGACAATAAGTCAATATGACGGCAGTAGTTTTAAGGGATACCGCATCCGTGAATTCATAGCCCGCGCTCTGGATCGCGACGTCCACGAGATATGGCCGGATCACCGCAAGGTGGTCTAGCCTTATTTTTATAGACTAAACAACTTTAGGTTAAGTATAACAGACCCTTAATAACCCGGCAATGTCGATGATTTGGAAGTTTTTTGGCATATGACTGCCTGTATAGGGTTGATATATAGACTACCATCCTGATGAGCCTGGGTGGCTCCCAGGCGAAACCGGGCAGCAAACCCGGTCGGTGGAAGCCATAGAGTTCTTTATGAAGTGAATATGGAAGATTAACGGGTGTCGGGCTTTCGTGGGCAGCCTGCCCTACCCAGGGTTTTATGGTGTTTGATAGCGGCATCAACTCCTTCAAGGATTTTCTGAGCGGACCTTATACTTCATCACCCGGTAATCCTTCCATATTTACAGAAGAATGACCAATGAGGAGGATAGTTAATGGCCAGGAGAAGACAGCAGCCGCGCTGGCAAGATAATCAAGCCCAGCCCAGTCTATTTGACCTTATTCGTGAGGATGAAAGACGGGCTAGCCAGGAGGCTGCACCGGCCAGTTTCAATATTTCATATCGTCTCCGAAGTGAAATCAGTGAAGGGCTGAAACAGTGCCCTTATTCGCGTTATGAAGTAGCAGCCAAAATGAGCGAGCTTTTGGGAGTGGAGATAACTAAAAGCCAGCTGGATAGCTGGACGGCCGAAAGCAAGGAATATCACCGCTTCCCTGCTGAGTACTTACCGGCTTATTGCGCAGTGACGGGGCACAAAGAGCCTTTGCGGATAATGGCCCGCCTGGTGAACTGTTACCTTCTAGAATCAGAGGAAGCCTTGCTTGCGGAGCTTGGACGTATCGACCAGGCTAAACGGGAGCTAACCAGGAAAGAACGGGCTATCCGTGAGTTCCTGGAGAGCATAAAGGGTTAAGGGAAAGGAGGTTCATGTAAGCCGTGAATAGTGTTGACGGCATAAATTTATTTCAGATTTATGCTGATGCTGGCAGAACCGGCATACTGGTTACCCTGGCCGGGCAGCCGGTAGACCAGCTAAAGGAGCTTTGTAAAAAGCACAGCCTGGATTGCAGCGGCTCCTATAAACGGTACAAGGACAACCGGGAACTAGCTGAATTCATGGCGCACCGGGTAAAGTGCATGATGACGAAAGGCAGTGCATTCATGATTTAAGGAAGGAGGTGCCGGATGGATATCAGTAAGGAAAATGCCGCCCAGGATGAGCGGCCCGAATTCACATTGAAAAATGATCTTAAAACTTGGGATGATGCGAAAAATGCCGTGAATAGAGTACTTGAAAAACGAAGAAAACGCTTCAGCAGGCTAAAGGAAGAGCTTGCTCAATGTAGGAACCAAGTCACTTAGAGAAATCCAATTTTAATGGTATAAGGTGCGGGTTTTCTTCCAGGTTTTCCTTATCAATGAAAAATGTTAGTTCCTCATCCATAAGATCATAAAATTGTCTGAGTACATCATCGCCGGTAATTATACCTTTAGACTTTAATACTTCAATAATAGCTCGAGCAAGCGGCTCCCGATAAAGATATTCTTTTTTAATTCCATGACCCAACTCAGATTGTAGCAAGAAATCAACATATGCATGCACATCAGGTTTTTTTGACTTCAATACAGTCACCTCCTCCCGGTGGGGTTTGTTCTGGCAGGTAATTACTTCACCGGGGAGGTAATAAATTCCTCCCCTCCATCCTGATGAGCCTGGGTGGCGCCCAGGCGAAACCGGGGCTCAGCCCCGGTCGATGGAAGCTGATACCGATAAGGTGGTGAGTGTAGATAATGGCAAAAGAGATCTGGCTAACGACTGTAGAAGCAGCTGAACTCGAGGGAGTCTCAAGAATGACCGCCTTTAATAAAGCCTCTTCAGGAAAATGGAAAACCAGAATTGATGACACTCCTGCGCGTGGCGGCAATGGAGGCAAGCGGTATCTGGTAGCCTTATCTTCGCTTTCAACCCTGGCACAGAAGCGCTGGCATGACCAAAGGAAAGAGGAACTGCTGAGCGGCGCGGAAGTAGCCAGCAAGCAGGAAACAACGGTGGTAAAGACGGTTAAGCCGTCAATAAATAAAACTGAGGTGAACCTGGCAGAGGTTAAAGCCTTGGTGGGCCAAAAGAGGTTTGAGGAAATGATGCAGGAAGCGGATCAGAAGGTAAGAGCGGTACAGGAATACCTGGAGATAGAAGACAAGCAAGGCCGGACTGAACTAGCGAAAGAGATTGCGGACCGGTACGGCATATCTGACAAGACCTTATATCGCTGGGTCAAGATGTACAAAGAGGGAGGCACGGCAGCGCTGGTGCGCAAGCTACCCAGCCTGGGTGTGGGTACGGAACGCAGGGCCGTTCCGGAGGAATTGGAACAGCTAATCATAGCGGAATACCTTCAGCTCAACCGGCCCAAGGTGGCCCATGTTTATCGGAAAGCGGTTAAATTCTGTGAAATGAATGGGATTAAAGCGCCCAGCCGGGCTACGGTTTACCGCGTCATTGAGGAGCTGGAGAAGACACAGCCGGATCTGGTATGCCTGGGCCGGTATGGTGAGGAAGAGTATGTGAAGCGATATGCCGAGAAGCTAGTACGCGAAGAACCCCAGTTTATCAACCAGGTATGGGAGGGCGACCACCATCGCATGGATGTCTTTATAAATTACCAGGGCCGGGCTGTACGTCCCTGGCTAACCGCTTGGATGGACGTGTGCAGCCGCACAATAGTGGGCTGGACGATTTCCATACAAGCTAATGGGCGCACCATAGGATTGGCGCTGAGGCATGGCATATTGGCAAAGCAAATGCCGGTTTGGGACAGCCAAATCAGCAAGGCTATGACACAGGCTATCAGTTCTTTGGGCTGGGAGCCGGACATTTTGCGGCAGAATGCCGGGATCGTATCCCCTATAAGTGGTCTGCCTGCACTTCTTTACATAGACAACGGTGAGGACTACAAATCAAAGGTCAAGAAGGGTTTGAAATGTGAGGGATTCACCTATTCAAGAGAGGTTCGCAGCACCTGTGAAATCCTGGATATAAAAACCCAGTTTGCCCTCCCCTACTCTCCCTGGGCAAAGGCACATTTAGAACGCTGGTTTGGCACTATGACTGACCAGTTCTCCAGGTATTTGCCTGGATACTGCGGCAAGGACAACAAGGCCCGGCCCTTTGGTCTGGATGAACAGGCAATGGCGGACCGGGGAGAACTGCTGGATATTGAAGAGCTGGCAGTACTTTTTGAGACTTATGTAGATATATACCACAACACCATACATAGTACCCTGGGAATGACTCCCCTGCAGAAATACACGCACACACCCAAGGTGCGGGAGGGTATCCCGGATGAAAGAACCCTGGATATATGCCTGATGGACGTGGAAAAGGCCAAGGTTTACAGTTCCGGTATCCAGCGCTTTGGCACCGGCAGCCGTCGCCGCTACTACACTCACCCCGAGCTGGACAAATATGTTGGCCGTACGGTGGTCATCCGGTATGATCCCAACCGGATCGGGGAGCTTTTGGTTTTCAATCCGTCTAATGGTCAATACATATGTACGGCTACAAACCGGGAACTGCTAGCCTGGGATGCCACCCAGGACGATATCAGCAAACACATGCGAAAACGGGCAACGCGCAAGAAAGAAGTGAGGGAAAACCTGCGCAACATCAAGGAACATACGCTGGAAGCATCGATTGCCAAGAGGCAAGCCGGTGGGCCGGTGATGGTGACGGGCACCACCAGGAAACCGGAAGGTGTCCGCTATATAACCGGCCTGGAAGGAGCTGCGAAAAAAGCAGGCACAGATAAGAGGCCAAAACCGGCTGGGGCGGCTGCGGCCAAAAAAGCGGCGGACAAGCCCAACCGGTTTGAGGAATATATCCTGGCTGCAGGAAATTACAAACGATAGAAGGAGGTAATAAGGATGGCGATTGCGGAGCGTGAATTGCGTTCGGTCCCGGATATGACGGGGTGGTCACAGGAACAAAAGATACTCTATGCACTCATCCGGCATGAAGGAACCAAGGTATCAGCAGTGGCTGACGCTGTGGGAAAGAGCCACAGCGCCATAAGCCAGTACATCAGCGGAACATACTCCAGCCCTAGAGCATTAGATCCGCTTATTAGAGAGTATCTCATTTCTATAGGCCGTTGGCAAGAGGAGGATGAGCGCTACATGCACGACCTCTTCCCCAATACGGACTATGTGCAGCCTGAATGGATTCAGACCCGGGACGCTGCCCGCATCCTGGGTGTGTGCCGCCGGTGCTGGGAAAAGCGGGAAATGGGCATGATCACTGGTGATCCGGGTACTGGCAAAACCTACACTTTTGAGCAGCTTGCCAATATGTCTGACCTGCCCCACATAGTTATCACCTGTGACGAAACAAGTTCAAAGAAGAGCATCCTGGTGGATACCTGTGAGGCACTGGGATTGCAGACCAAGGGAGCTTCCCCTACGCTGCTGCGCAGGATTGTAAAGCATCTTAAAAGCACTCCTTACCTGCTCATATATGATGAGGCAGATCTTTTAAGAGGCGTTGAAGTATATGAAACCATCCGGGCGATCCATGACAAGGCCAAGGTGGGGATAGTCCTGGCTGGTAACAACAACCTGGCGGAAAGGATTTTGGACTACGCAGAGGGACGTCCGGAGTTGGCACGGCTGCGGGACCGGATCGGCTACTTCCAGCGGCTGACTGGTTTATCCGAGGAAGAAGCGGAGCAGTTTGTAGAGGGGTTAAATGCTTCCCGGGGAGCGAAGCAGATGCTGGTGGACATTGGTACCAGCCGCGGCATCAGACAGCTCACCAAGGCAATATCCAGGCTGATTGATGCAACCAACGGGGACCGGATAACTGAGGACCTGGTGGAGCAGCTGGGCACTATAGTGCTGAGTTTCAATGCATAGGAGGGCAAATATGGCATCTAAAAAGATCACCAAATCCGGGGCAATTACCATCCCGGCAGACATGAGAAGAAGCGTTAACTTGTTCCCGGGCGATGCAGTGGACATCGAGGAGAAAGACGGCAAAATCGTTATTTCAGCTCATATCAACCGGTGTTTTGTGTGCCGGTCTGAGGTTGATGTGGTGGTTTATAAGGGCAAAGCCTTTTGCAAAAGCTGCATCAAGGCTCTGGGGGGCATGATCAATGGATAAGATCAGGTTGCTGGTAGATGAATTGGTCAAATGGGATCAACTGGCCAAAGCTGCTAAAGCAGGAGCTGAGAAGGTTAAGGCTCAGATCCAGGAATTGGCAGTTAGAGATTTGGAAAACTCGAAAGATAAGACGGTGAAGTATTACGGAACGGGTGGAAACGTGGTCACTGTAACGAATTCAGCAACAGTCAAGATTGCTTCTCTGTTTTTTTTGAGAGCGGTTTTAGGAGATGTGACTAACGATTTCGTGAAGGAAGAGGTCAGTTATAAGTTGTCTGAGCCGTTCAAACGAACACTGGCGGCTCTATGCACTGGTAATTACATTGAACAGACTCTAGACGAGGTAATTGCCCAGATGTCTGTAGATGAAACTACCGCCAAACTGCTGCGCAAGAAATTGCGGGGTAATCCGGACAAAGACCGCCAGCTGCTGGAGAGCTTGGGTATAAAAGACGTGGATCACTGGGTGTATTTTGTGGCAGAGGCGGCAGCGTATGAGAGAATTCGCCGTCTCATGGATGTAGCTGGATATATTCCTGGTACCTCCGAGTACGAAAAAGCGCTGCATGACCTAAAACTGGCGGTTATAGTGGACGAGGGCATAAAAATTGGTCTCGAGTACGAAGAAGAGTAAGCCGAAACGCCCCACGGGGCGTCACCAGGGGTGCCCTCCCTGGTCTGATGAGGCAGGGCTTAAAGGAGGGATTTGCATGAGAAAATACCGCAAAAAGCCGGTTGTGGTTGAAGCAGTACAGTGGACTGGGGATAACTTCGATGAATTGGCAGATTTGGTGGATGGCCTTGAAGGCCGGGCTATATATGATGAATCAGATATGAGCCTGAAAATTAAGACTTTAGAAGGTACTATGACTGCCTTGCCAGGTGATTACATCATCAAAGGCATCCATGGAGAGATATATCCCTGCAAACCTGACATTTTTGAGAAAACCTATGACCTAATCACTTCTGAAATAGCTGGAAAAGCCAATGACTATTCAGAGAAGTTGACAGAATTAGAGCAATCATTATTATTCGAAAAACGTTTGCATCAGTTTTATAGAGAACAGCGGTTGATAGCATGGGAAAAAGCAGCAGAGTTCAAAAAAGCTTTAGACTTAGCTCTGCCTTATGTGGATTGCAGTGATTTATCTATTGACTGCGAGAACAGAATCCCTGGAACGACTTGCGAAGAATGCAAACGCGAATATTTTCTTGGACTCGCCCGGGCAACTCTTGAGGAGCATAACTGTACCCTTCCTGATTAACTGCCGAAACTGCCCGGCTGGGGCAGTCGCTGGAGGGTGGCTCCCTCCAGCCTGATGATCGCTGAAGCGAACCGGGAAAACGCGCCCGGTGGCAAGCCGGTTATAGGAGGTGCTGGTTATGCGGAACCACCAAAGCCTGGAAAGAAACATCCAAGCAGAATTGCAACACGCGATTAAGGCCCGGGAATTTGCCCTGTGCAGCATGAATGAAGCTACCGATCCAGACCTTATTGACGCAGCCATCCATGAATATGAAGCAGCGGACAAAAGACTTAACTACCTGATTCGCCAGGTAAAGAAAAACATTAAACCTTCTTAATGTTCGGAGGGCTAAACATGGATCTCATGGTGCTAAAGCCTGGGGACGAAGTCACATATAAAACGCACGGCCACGTAGGTGTAACCCGTTGGATAATCCGGACCGGTGTGGTAATGTCAGTAGCTTCGGGCCAGAAAACCTTCGCACTGATCAACCTAGGTAAGTACCGGGATACCATCTACGATCATGATCTAAAGAGCGGTGATATTAAAATCCTGGAGATCAAGAAGGGAGAGGATGAAGTGTTGAAGAAGAGCAGGCCGGATAAGGAATACCTGCAGGCGCTGTTTGAAAAGGCGGGCGGGAACATAAAACGGGCAGCTGCACAGTGTGAACCGCCTGTATCAGATGTTACTATGGGAAAATGGCTTAGGGATCTGGACATCATCCCTCAGACGGGTGTACGCTCTACTACTCCTCCGCCTCCAGTGGATGAACTGAGAGCAGCCTGGGAAGAAGCGGGCCATGTGATGACCCGGCTGGCTAAAAAATATGGTGTGTCCCCGGGATTGGCTAAACGCTGGTTAAAGATGATGGGTATCGTCAGAGAGACGGCGACCGGTTTGGAGACTATACCGGCTCCTGATAACCCTACCGCTGCTCTGTCTTCCAGCCAAGATGATAATAATGAAATAAATGAGGTAAATGAGCAGCCAGCTGCCGCTACATCGACGGAGGAACGGGAAAACGAGGCCTTAAGAAAGATAATCAAATTTTATCTGGCTCCTATTGAGGCCAGGTTGGATAGCATAGAAGAAGTGGTGAACACACTCAGGGATAAAACAATAAAAGAGTTTGCTGTAACAACTGATGCAACAATAGCTTCCGATGACCTTGTAAACACCATAGCTGAGTTAATCGTACAAACAGCTGCCCGTATCGCTGGAGGGGCGGTGAAGATATGAAGAATATAAGACCAGCGGTGGTATGGCTGATTCTGGGATATGCGGCAGGCTATTTTACGGCGGCTCTGGTGGTAGCCAGACACTGGGGGTACCTGCCATGAGAGAGGAAGTAAACATTTTTCTCACTCAACATGTCCAGAGACGGTTCAGGGAACGGCTGGGAGTGAGTGAAGCAACTTCGATGATCGGGTGGATCAAAAGCAGTTTGCGGCACAATGCTATCCGCCGGGTGCCGGGTGGGAGCTTTCGTTACCGGTTGAAGCTGCGGGGGACCCAATACCAAGTTATTCTATCCCACGAAGGGAAAAATACATGGGTGGCGGTGACATTACTACCGCCACCAGGTCAAGGAAGGGGGATGGCGCCTAATGACTACCAGGATTACGCAGCCCCAGATGCGCAAACTGTACGCTACAGCACGGGAAAAGGGTATTGATAACGATCTGCTGCACGCTATGGTAAAAAGCCGTTACAAAAAGGATTCTATAAGGGATCTGACGATCAAACAGGCGGCGAATCTGATCGACTCCATTGAAACGGAGCGCACGGTACCTTTACCTACTGGCAGGCAGCTTCCCCTTGCCACGAAAAAGCAAATATATAAAATTCGTGAGTTGGAAAAAGAGCTAGGCTGGACTGACAACCCGGCCCGGCTGCGGGGATTTTTGAGGAAGTACGCAGGGACAGAACAGGTTGACTGGCTTACCAAAGAGCAAGCCTGGCGGGTAATCGAAGGGCTGAAATCTATTTTGAAACAGCAGGCGGAAGAAGGGGGTGCGGAACTTGGAATGGATGAATGATATTGATCCGGAAATACTTCCGGAACCATACCGGAGGCTGGTGGGCCTGATTGGGATAGAAAATGTTCTGCGCCTGGCGGAAGAGTTTCAAGGGATGAGTATATACTTTCCCAAGCTGGATGGGACGCTGAAAATTGTGCGTGACAAGCGGATTCTGGATGAATACAACGGCAGCAATATCAAGGAGTTGGCCCGAAAATACGGATTAACTGAGAATTGGATCAGACAACTGATTGCTGATAATCCGGTTGAGAGCAGCCAGATGAGGCTATTCGAAGAAGTTCTATAAACAAAGTATTTCTAGAAAGTACTTTTAGAAAGTAGTTATAGAAAGTAGTTGTCTCAAGTAAATTTCTCAACTACTTTTTTTTACTTTTGTGGTAAAGCTCGATAGAGTAAGGCTAGAAGGGCCTTACTCTATTTTTTTATGAGGTGTTTTGCCTTGAGGGTGTGGAAATGTTTTTACAACGACGATGATGGTCTGAGCATCACCGACACCCTGGCGCTTTTCTTTTCCCTTGTCTATCTGGTAATCATCGCTGTAATGCTCTACTGCCTTTTTAAAGCACATCTGACCGAAACTCATCTTGACTTCTTGGAGATAACAACCTGGCCGGTTTTGACTATCCTGGGTGGATACTTCGGAGATCGAATAGTCTCTAATTTGGGTGCCGTGGCAAGTGCCCGCAGGCATATCAGAACCAGTAACCATGTCACAACACAAAGTGCAAGCACCGAGCTAGTGACGGATCACCCAAGTTATAACGAGGAAACAGGGCCGCTGTAGGAAAGGATGTGAGGCTATGGCTTATAAGATCGCCATTGATCCTGGTCACGGGGGTAAAGACCCTGGGGCGGTCGGGCATGACTTACTGGAAAAGGACGTTGCTTTAAATCTTGCGAAGGAAGCGGCCCGACGCCTGCGAAACGCCGGACAAACAGTGATTATGACTCGCGATACTGACCGATTTATTGACCTTACACCGGAACGTACTCCTGCCTGTGATGTGAGTGTCAGCATCCACATCAATTCTGGAGGCGGCCAGGGGCTGGAGACCTGGGTATCTTTATTTAACCGGCCTGTGGAATCGAAGAAGCTGGGACAGGCCATCCAGGAACAGATTCTGAGACGGGTACCGTTTCACGACCGGGGCATAAAAAGCAGGAAGAACTCCCAGGGCAATGCGGACTACATGTATATGCTTAGAAATGCAAAGGGAGTGCCGGTACTGGTTGAGTGCGGGTTTATCGACTCTGCGATAGATGCTCAGATTCTAAGGTCTAGGGAAAACCTGGAGCGAATAGCAGAGGGTATTGCTGCAGGAATATTACAGTATCTGGGAATAGGAGGAGAAGAAATGCTGGTAAGGCTGAACCTTAACACTCAGGTGGATCTGCCGGAGGTTAATGTAAAAGTGAACGGCAAATCCATCTCGCAAAAAGGCGTTTTGCTGAACATTAACGGAAGCGATGTTACTTATGTTCCGGCCCGGGCAATAGCTGAGACCATGGGAGCCAAGGTGGGTTGGGACAATCAGACCAAAACGGTCTTGATTGATAAATAGGGGGTTAGAGTAGATGGACCAAATGATCATGAATGTAATTTGGGATGTCCTGGTGTTACTAATCACCATCCTGGCCGGGGTAGTCATCAGGTTTATGGTTGAAAAACTGGGAACCGAGAAACTGAGACGGGCTCAGGCTCAGTGGGAAAGCATGGAAGACCTGACTGCTGTGGCGATCAAGTACGCTGAGCAAGCATGGCGGGAATACGGCGGGGAGCAGAAAAAAGAAAAGGCCCTGGCATTCCTGGCCCGGGAACTGTCACGGCGGGGCATCAAAGCTTCAGAGGATACCCTGAATGACCTGATCGAGGCCATACTGCGGGAAATCAAGGATGCTTTGGGCGAGGAATGGGCTAAAGCCATTGATAAGGAGAGGGCCTGATGACTGACTGGATCGTTGAGATTTTAATTATTACCGCACTAGGCATTATTGGCTACCTGCTGAAAGACTTAAAGAAAGGTATTGATAACAAGATCGGCAGCGCTGAGAAGCGCATCCAGAGCCTGGAAGACAGGCTGGACTGCAAGCTGGATGCTTTCAGGGAGGAGATAGAAAAAAACAACGCCGCCCTGGAAAGCCGTCTGATTGAGCGCATCGTTTCCAACGAACAGCGTTACGAGTCCCTGTATAGAGACCTGAATGATTATAAGGACCAGGTTGCTAAAAACTATACCCTCAAGGATGACTTCATCCGGGCTACATCGGTTATTGACCGTAAGCTGGATAAGATATATGACACGATAGTTGAGAAATCGAGAAAAGGAGAATGACCATGAATTTCCCCGACGGCGTACAGGTTGCTAAAAACAAAATGCTCCGCGGCCAGCTGCTCAGGACCATCGCTCTCTTCTATCCTGCCCCCATTTCTCTGAAGAACTTGAAAACCTCACTGATGGCCAAGGGCATGAATATGGAAGCTGATGTAGCTAAAGTGATTACCTATCTGCAGGACAAAGGCTACATCAGGGTTACCCAGGGATGCATACATGGATTTGAAGATGACGATACAGTCGAACTGACTGCTATGGGAGTGGATCTGATCGAAGGCACTATCGAAGATCCCGGGGTGGATATATAAATGGGCAAGGACAAGAGACGCACCCGGATTCGCTGCAAGATTGATGCACTGCCGGAAGAACTTAGGGCTAAGGTTCAGGAAATGCTCATGGATACCAGCAACACTTATCTGGATATATCCAACTTTCTATATGAACAAGGATACGAAATCTCTAAGTCAGCTGTAGGCCGCTATGCCCTGCGGCAGAATGCGGTGGCCAAAAGACTTGCCGAAGTGCAGGAACAAACCAGGATGCTGGTTGAGGCGGTGAAAGACAATCCAGATGTGGATTACACGGAGGCATCAATGCGGATGCTGATCACCGCTCTGACGGAGAAGATCGCCACCGCCCAGGAAGAGTTTGACCAGATGGATTTGGCTGAGGCTGGACGGCTGATAGTCAGCCTCTCCCGGACCAAAGTCTATAAGGACCGGGTCAAGGCAGAGATCGAGAAACGGGCCAAGGTAGCCCTGGAACTGTTCAAAAAAGAGGTTCGAGAAGAGCTGGCCGGACGTGAACCTGAGCTCAGCCGCAGGTTGATGGAAGTAGCGGATCGTGTAGCTGCTCGCATGATGGAGGATTAAATGGGACTGTTACAGGATCTGGTAGGCACAAGCCAGGCAGGCATCAGTTTCGAGGAATACTGCCGCCGTCATATAGTTCTTGACGATCGTTCCCCTTACCTGGTGAACAGCCGGGCCTTTATGGCGGACATCGTAAAGGCGATATTCTCACATCCCCATGTCACTATTGAGAAGGGGGCGCAGACCGGCTTCAGTACCCTGTTCCTGGCTCATTCCTTCTATATGGTGGATCTGTATGAAGCGAATGTTATCTACTACTTGCCTACCGATCGGATGGCCACCCGGTTCGGCCAGACCAGGTTCGATCCATATGTGGAGCGCAGCAAGTACCTGAAATCCCGGTTGCTGGGTACTGACCAGGCAGGTCTAAAACAAATCGGCACTCACTTCTTCTATATGCTGGGACTGACCAGTAAGACTGGTGCAATTTCGATACCAGCAGATGAGGTAATCTTTGACGAAGTGGCTCTGATAAACCGGGAGAACATGGATCTGGCCCAGGACCGCATACTCGCTTCTAAGCTGGGGTGGCAGCGGTATTTCAGCACTCCTATCTATGAAGAGGATGGTATAGATGAGTTGTACCGGGAAAGCGATATGCATAAGTGGACGGTAAGCTGTGAAGGCTGCGGCCGCGAATCGGTACCGGAGGAAGAGTTTCCGGATAACATCCGGGATGATAGACCGCGAGGCGGTAAGGTCTATATTTGCTGCGTAAAATGCGGCAAGCCTTTGAACGTAGACAATGGCCGCTGGATAGCGGAGCATCCGGAACGTTCATTGCGCGGGTACCGGGTACCCCAGCTGGCTATCCGGGAAGCCCGTATTGATCTGATCTGGGATCGCTGGCTCAAGGCCCAGGGGAAACCTAACAAGATTGCCCGGGTGCGCCGCAGCGCTTTGGGCATAGCAGACAGCGGCAATATGCAGCCTATAGGCTCCAAAACCCTGGAGATAGTGGAGGCAGCCAGTGACTACTACTTCCAGGATAGTTCAGATATCCCCTGTGGAGTGGGCATAGACATGGGCGACCAGGCCCATATAGTTGTAGCAGCCCCCATGGGCGAGGGTTTTCGCATAATTGCTGCCTGGCACGTAGATGTGGAATCGTTGCTGGAAATGATTCCGCGCTTGGAGCAGGCATATAACGTGGGCTGCCTGATAATTGACGCGATGCCCTACAAAACGGAATCCAAGCGGGTGGTAAGAGCTCTGAGTAATGCGATGGGCTTTATCCAGTACTTCAAAGCCAACTACAAAGAAACTACCGAGGGTGTGGATGAAAAAGAGGTCCGGGTGATCCAGGTGGACCGGGATGAGTCACTGGATGAGACCACTTCCCTTTTTGCTACTAACCCGCCCCAGGCGCTGCTATTTAAGCCTCGCAATACCGAGGAGGAAAAGACTCTGGACGAAATCAAACGGCACCTCAAGAAGCTGATGAAAGAGGAAGGCGTAGGAGCTGACGGCCAGAAGCGCATCAGCTACAAGAAGAACGTAGAAAACCATTTTGGAATGGCCATTAACTCGGCCCGCCTGGCCCTGGATTTCCTAACCGGTGTCCGGAGACAAAAGGGCGGAATTACGGGCGGTAAGATAGTGGGCCGCAGTATTGCGGCAGAAATAGATTGGTGACAGGAGGCACACCATGCCGAGATATAACCCGGAAGTCGGGCAAATAGGAAGTCAACTGCAAAGTACTTTCAACCTTTTCGATGGAGCTGTTCTCAATCCAGATGCGCCCCTGGTGCTGGAATATGAGCGCATGCTGGACACGGATGAGACAGTAGCAGCTGCTTATTATTTCTTAACTATGGCGGTAATCTCGTTCCTGGGTGAATACACTCATCCGGATGAGAAAATAGAGACTTTTGTTCACGAGTGTTTTGAAGGGATCGATGGAAGCCTGACGCTGGCATGTGAGGATATTCTGTCGGCAGTTTGGGCGGGGTATTCCGTGACTGAAATCGTATGGAAAGCTGACCGCAATAGACTGATGCTGGACTACCTGGCTACATACCATCCCTATTCAATAACTTTCCATCTAGATGAACGGGGTCGCCTGAACAAAGTGCGGCAGGTAAACAGTCGCGATTTAACGGGGGTAGACATACCTGCTGAAAAGTGCATGATTTTCACTTACCGAAAGCGATTCGGTAGCAACTATGGTAAGAGCGCTTTCAAACCGATCAGAAAGAACTGGCTGCTCAAGGATGCCGTTCTCAAGATGTGGGTTCGCGCTTTGGACAAGTTTGGAACGCCGATCCTGGCGGCAATGGTGCCGGACGGCACAGTGAAAGATCCTCAGACTGGAAAGGAAATCAGCCAGCTGGAGTATGCCACCCGGGTCCTGGAAAACCTGCAGAACGGCACAGCGCTGGTGTTTGCCACCCAGGAAGGGAGAGAAAAGAGCTCTTTGCCCAAAGTGGAGACAGTAGCTTCTGGAGGAGCTGGTACCGGTGACGCTTTCAACGGTGCGGTCAGTTACTACAATAAGATGCTGACCCGGGGGCTCTTGGTACCTTCCCTGGTGTTCGATGAAGGAACCAGATCAGGAAGCCTGGCTCTTGGTAAATCACACTTCGATGGTTTTATGCTCATGGCTCAGACCATGTTTGGACAGCTGAAGGAAGTCCTGCTGGATCAGCTCATAAGCAGGATCATTGAGTATAACTTCGGTCCGCAAAAGAATTGGGGCGATTTCCAGCAACGCAAGCTCAACGAAGAGCAAGTGAAGCTGATGTCAGAAATCTTTCTCAACCTGGTTAATGCGGGCATTATGGACCCTCAAGTGGAAGAGGATCTTAAGTTTGCCCGGGACAGCATAGGGCTGCCGGACCGTCTCCCAACGGTGCGAGAAAATGCGTTAAATGCCTATGCCCAGTACCTGAGAGCTAATCAGGAGGACGAAGAGTAATGGATCAGCAGCGGCTATTCAAGCAGTTGGACGCAGCTGAAAAGAAGTTACTGGTCAAATGGGATCAATGGATTCAAAAGGCATTCAGCACTATTCCCTGGCGGGAGTATGAGCGCCTGCGGTTAAGTGGCCCTAGAGCCTTAAAAGAGGCTCCAGCTCCTATTAATACTAATCCGGCTGCTTTAGCCCGTATTCTCAGCAACCATGCGGTGGAGATGCTCATGGCCGGGCAGGCTCATGCCCAGCTGCTGGTAAACGAGCTGCACCGGCAGTACGGGCGGGGTAAAGGTAAAAAGCTGGCTGAATATGTGGGGTTTGAGTTTAATTACAGTGAAGACCCCCGGGTATTGCCGGAAAAGGCTATCCGGGCTCTGGAGGCCAGATCGGTACATCTGGCTGGTGATGTGGATGGCACTTTATTCGCCGAAGTGAAAAAGATTATGAGCTGGTTTCTGGCCGGTGCCAGCCGCAAGGAAGCAGAAAATGCGGTGCAGGAAGTCCTGAATAGCACCAAGCAGAGGGCTTCGCTCATTACCACCACAGAAACCACCTATTCATACAACCGGGGCCGCCTAATAGGGTTCCGGGAAAACCTGGTGGATTATGTCCGGTTTTCGGCTATCTTAGATTCCCGGACATCTCAGATCTGCCAGAGCCGTCATGGCCTACTGATGGCCATGAATGATGAGAGGCTGGAGGAAAACACCCCGCCCTTACATGGCCGGTGCAGGTCTGTGCTTGAGCCAGTTTACTCAGCTTACCAGCCTGATTTGCTGGTGGCAAGTAACTTGGATTGGAATCATGTGATCTCGCTACCCAAAGGCTGGAAGGCCAAGTAACGCCGATATAATGGGCGTTACAAGCCATTTTGACATAAAAACTGGCCACTAAAATGCCCTACAAGATGTTTAATAGTTTTGCCTAGGCAAATATATTCACCAATTGTTACTAACGGTTACTAACGGGGATTTTTTTGAAATGAGGAGGTTTGAGAGGATGGGTGAAAGACGGCCCCTGAAGATTCCCTTTTTCAGACTGGGTAAATGGACCCACCCTGTATACGGGGATATCGTAGGCACCCAGGAGAAGTTCGACAAAATGATTGAGAACTTCCGCAAGAATGTCTTGGGGCGACCACCTTATGTCAGGCTGGGTCACGACAAGAATAATGCTCCCACTTTCGGTGATGCACCTGCAGTAGCTTGGGTACACGACATTATCCAGGAGGGGCCGGTGCTCTATGCCCTGGCACATCCCACTACTGAAGAAATAATCACCGCTATTAAGGAAAAGCGCTTCCGTTTCGCCAGTCCGGAATACCAGGAAGACTATATCAACAAGGAGACTGGTGAACATGTGGGTCCTACCCTGCTGGCAATAGGTCTGACTAATGAACCTTTTTTAACCCGGCTGCCGGATACGGTAGCCCTGGCGGAAAATCCAGATCTCATATATCTGGACTGTACTTACGTAAAGGAGGAAATAACCATGGATGACACCCTGGTCAAGAAGTTGTCTGATGTCTTGAATGGCTTTGTTGAAAAGCTGAAGACCGTAGTACCGGTTACTGCCCTGTCTGATGAAGACCGCACTAAACTGAGCGAAGTCGAGGCTGTGAAATCGCAGCTGGCTCAAACCCAGGAGCAGCTGAAACTAGCGGAAGCAAGAATTGCTGCGGCAGAAGAAGCTGCCTGGACTGCTGAGGTGGAACGCCGCCTGTCTGAGCTGGTAGCCAAAGGTATTCCCCCGGTTATGTGTGAGCAGGCCAAAAACATACTGCTGGCGGCTCCTGCTGCCGGTACTACCATGATCAAGCTGGCTGATGGTAAAGAAGTCAGCCTGGCTGACCAGATCTATGCTGCTCTTGAAGCCCTGCCGGAGGAACACCGCATAAAGATGGCTCAGATCGGTATCCAGGAAGAACCCCCGGTGGATTCCCCTGAGGAGATAAAGAAGCTAGCTGACGAAGATGTCCGAGCTCTGGGCGGCAAGGTTAACGAAGACGGCACCTATGTGCTGTAGAAAGGGAGTGTAATCATGGTGATGAACCCTGGAATCACTACAGTGGAATCATATCAAGACCGCCAGATTATAGCTTTCCTGGATCATGCCGGTCCAGTTGTGCCGGTATTAATTGCCCCTGGGCAGGCAGATCTGTTAGCTGGAACTGTGCTGGGTAAGAATGCGGATGGATATTATGCTCCAGTGCGTCGGACTACTTTGACTGCCGATGCAGCTACAGGACAGACGGAACTATCCGTAACTGATCCAAGTATTTTCAGTGTCGGGCAGAAAGTCAGTATCCAGGAAGCGGACGGTTCAGAAACAGAAGATTTAGGAGCTATTACCGCCATTGGTGAGAATTCTATAACGGTTTCAAACGCCCTGGCAGCTGCCAAAAGCACCGGTGCATATGTATACGTTGCTGATGGCTCTGAAACAGCAAAGGTTATACTGGCTGAAAATGTTCCGGCCCAGGCAGCAGCAGTTAATGCAAAAGCTTATTTAGGCGGAGTATTTTACTCCAACATGCTGATAGGGTTTGATGCTGTTGCCAAAGCGGATCTGGGAGCTCGGGTGGTAGATGATTTCACTATCATCCCTGTGTAATGAAGGAGGAGAAAGAATATGCCCTTAGCGTTTCCCAGCACTCAAGAAATCACTCATATCGTACGTAACCGTGTCGTAGACCCAACCAAGTTCAAAGGTGTTAAGTTCTGTCCTATTAATGGTGTTTGGGCGGAGAACATTGAGTACGACGTGGTGGAAGCCTCCACCGGAATGACCAAGCCCCACCTGGTAGGTACCGATCCTAAAGTGGTCACCTTGCCGGGGCAAAGCCGTAAGCGGATGGGGACTGGCTACTGGAAGGAAACCTACCGGATCAAAGAAGACGAACTGTTGTTTGCTCGAAAAGAAGGTACATATAATGAGCGGGCGGGACGCGATCTGGTAGTAAGGCGGACGAAGGAAATGGATGACCGGCTGGAGACCAGGCTGGAATGGCTGCGCTGGCAGCCGCTGGTGGCCGGAAAGCTGGAAGTGGACGAAGATGGCGTTAAATATACGGTTGATTATTCGCTGCCGGATGACAACAAGCCATCCCTGCAGGGAGGAAACTCTGTACTATGGAGCGACACAACCAATGCTGATCCCATTGCCAATATCATGAGCTGGTTGGAGCTATACCGGGGCACCGGTGCCCGGCCTGTGGAAGCCTACTTCAACCTCAAGGTGGCCGGGTACCTGGCCAAAAACAAGAAGATTCTTGATCTTCTGAAAGGCACCCAGTATGCCAAACTGCTGGGTCCGACCAATATCGGCGAGGCGTTAAAGCTTATTTTCCCGCAAATTGAGTTTACACTCTACGATGAAGGGTACGTGGACGATTCTAAGAACTTCCATCCCTTTATTCCAGATGATCGTTTCATCATTAGGGGTGAAGGCCAGTTAGGTGAATTAATGATGGATTTTGCTTCCACCATCAGCCTGCACAACGGCACCTTGGACCGGCCGCAGCCCGGAAAGTTCGCTGTTATCGAAGACGAGTCAAGGAACAACAAGAATCCCCATGTTGACATTACGGTGGGTATCTACGGGCTGCCGCGGCTATTCCACCCCAACTGGATTGTCTCGGCGACGGTAGCCTAATGAAAGAGAGGTGAGCCGGAGGGAAACTTCCTCCCTCCGCTATCTGGATGTACTGCAGTATTCAGGATGTCCGGGCCGCCAGCGAGTTGCTGGCAGATAAAAACATTATCCCTGATGAAAGAATTACTCCTGAAATTACCAAAGCTCAGGGCCGGATTGATGCGGTTTTAAAGAAACGCTATGTGGTACCGCTGGCCGAACCTATACCACAGATAATAAAGTCGATTGCCCAGGACATGGCAGCCGGATTCCTGATTGCTAATGTGTTCAGCAACCAGCTGGGCCAGGAGCAGATTAATCTCAGCAATCAGTTTCTTCGCCGTGCTGATCAGGATCTCGACCGGGTGATGGAAGAGCACCAACTGGATGGGTTGCCGGGGATACGCTTGGCGGTTAGACCGGGATCGGGAAGCGCTCCGGCAATTAGCAGCACTACTCAGCGGCCCAGTCCGATAGAAAGGATTATCCGCGAATGGTAACGCTCTATATTAAAGCCGAAGGCCAAGATGCAGTGATGAATGTCATAGCTAGCATGGCTGCCCGGGGGGTTAACACTCAACCTCTCATGGGAACTATTGGCCAGATTATTCTGGGCTCAGTGACAAAAAACTTTGAATCAGAAGGCCGTCCCCGCTGGAAGCCGATCAGCAGCTTAACGCAGGAAATATATTCAGGGCGTCTTCTGCACCGGCTGGAATCTTCAAAAGGATATCAAAGGCTGAAAAGGGAGCAAACCAAATTGGCCAGGCGCAGCCAATACCTGCAAAAGCATGCCAGCAGGCGGATATTACAGGGCGAGGGCGATCTGAAAAAGTCTATTGTAATAGGCAAGGTTACCCGTAACAGTGTGGAAGTTGGTTCGTCCCTCCCCTATGCCCGGATACACCAGCTGGGCGGAGAGATAAGGCCTAAAAAAGGAAAGTACTTATTAATACCAGTAGGCAACCAGTTTATCCGGCTAAAAAAGGCTACCATACCAGCCCGGCCTTATCTGTTGCTTCAAAAAGAAGATGAAACAACCATCTTACGTGCTACTAAGGATTATCTGCAGCAGGCTGCGCTGCATGTTAAGAGTAAAGGCAACCGGTACTGGAGGTAAAGTATGACTACTCCGGAAGTAATTGACCTGTTATATGAAATTTTAAGCACAGCTCCGGAGCTGGCGGCAATACGGGAGTGGAATAAGGCTATGAGCCTGTTAACTCTGGCTTCCCCGGGTGGGTCTATCGGAGTGGAAAAAGAAGTATTTACACCTTATACCCGGGAGGAAGATGAAGTTACAGCTCATATGAGCATCGTGGTGTGGGTAAAACACCCTGATCCAGTAGCCGGTGAAGCAGCGGTCAGAGACCTGGCCCAGGCAATCCGCATGGTTCTCATACAGAATCGCACTTTGGGTGGCGCGGTAGACGACAGTTTTGTGTATGAAATTGACTACGCAACGGCTGATGGCGGCAAGTCCTTATTATTGCACCTGGCGGAACTGGATTATAGGGTCACCTATTATGCTGATCGGGTAAGCCCGCCAGCTGTACCCACGGTTGCTACTGTTGACCATAAGTTTGATTATGAGTAACGCAATTTCTCACAGGAAAGAGGGATAACATGGTACTGGAGTATATCCACCCGAGGGTGGCAATTGATGAAAGCGATGTGGGGCCCCGCCCTACTCCTTCAGTTAGCCTGGCACGCATAGGGGTGGTGGGCACCTTCTGTAAGGGACCGGTGAATTCTCCGCAGATCATCGGCTCTCTGGATCAGTTGGTTAGTGTGTTCGGGGGCTACAAGCCGGGACTGACCGGGTACCTGTCCATGCTCGGGGCTATTTCCCAGGGGGCGAATGATTTCTATGTGGTACGGGTGGGCGGCGCTTCGATAGCCAGCGCCTCTAAAACCTTGCAGGATTCTTCCCCTGCTAATTCGGTGGTTATTACGGCCAAAACTCCCGGCACCTGGGGGAACGATATAAAAGTAGCAGTAGCGTCAGGAACTCAGGCCAATACATTTAAGCTGGTAGTGACTTACGGCACTCAGCAAGAATCCTTTGATAACCTCACTCTGGATAACCTGGATCAGGTTGTCTCCCAGTTCGTGACGGTGGCCAAGGCTGATGGGGCTACGAACATACCTGCCAATATAACCTCTACTCCCCTGACCGGCGGTGACGATGGCGCAACTACCGTTGATGCGGATTACGTGGGAACTATTGACGATAGTGGAAACCGCTCCGGACTTAAGGTTTTGGAAACAGTGAACTGTGCTATTGTGATTTGCGCCCAGCAGTACAGCACCACCATCAGAAATGCCATGCTGGCCCATTGTGCTAATATGCCTATCGAAATGGGGTTGAGAATGGCGATCCTCAACACCAATAAGGGGGTATCCCCTACTCAGGCAGTCACGGAAACGGCTGCTCTGGACAGTATGCGGGGCATTCTCACCTATCCCTGGGTAGAGCTCACTGAGCAAGCAGGTGAGCTGGTGGCTCCTGATGGTGTATATGCAGGTAGGCTGGCGACCCTGGCAGCTTACCAGAGCCCCAGCAATAAGAGTATTACCGGCATCAACCAGCTGGAGAGGTTCTTGGCTGATGCGGAGATCAAAGCACTGACGCAGGCTCGAATAAGCCCGATTTCCCTGATTGAGGGACGGGGTTTTAGGATCAGAAACGGTGTTACTCTGTCCAGTGACCCGGCCTGGGCACAGACCAATATTCGCCGCCAATTCGACAAGATCGAAATGGAGATCTACAACGCTACTCAATGGGCTATCAGTGAACCCAACACCCCGAAACTGCGTGAGGCGATAGCCGCTCAGATTGACAACTACCTGGCGCTGAGAAAATCGCAGGGTGAAATCTATGACTTTAAACCCACTATCTGCGATGACACCAACAATACTCCCGAATCCATTCAGGCCAGAATCCTGAATGTACTGATCCGGGTGCGGCCTATCTACGCGGCTGACTACATAGACCATCGTATCCAGCGCCTGGTCGGGAATGAGAGGTGATGGCAATGTATCAGGTTAAAGAGGGCTGCCCGGGCTGCGGAGCCTGCCAGAGCATTTGCCCAGTAAATGCAATCGTCCCAAGCATCGGCCTGGCTGTAAAGATAAGTGATACCTGTATTGAGTGTGGCATATGTGTGCCACTCTGCCCGGTGGGACTGATCGAGAAAGCACCGGAACAGGGAAAAGCTGCGGCCATGAAGGCTGACAAGGAAAACGGAAGGAGGAAGGCAGATGCCCAGACCGATTCAGGGGTTTGATGTAAGTGTACAGGTTATAGGTGAAAGCGGTCCGGAGCTGGCAGGCGAGTTTCAGGAAGTAGAGTTCAGCATAAAAAACGATGTGGAGAACTACCTGGAACTAGGAGAACGGATCGCGCAGATCCTGGATGGTGAAATCACCATCGAGGGCAAATTGAAACGAGGCTGGATGAATACGAATATAATTGCCTCTACCTTTGGCACCGGCACTTTGCGCCGGGGAGAACGCCCTCCGGCAAGCCCCCGTTTTGTAATCATTTTCAGCGTCAATGCTCCTGAAAAAGGGCTGACCGGGCGGTATAAGTTTGAGCAGGCAATCATTCCCGAATTATCCATCAGTATCACTGCGGGCAAAGGCGTTGTAAAGAAAGATCTATCCTTCCGAGCGGAAGGCATAGCGGAAGCTTAATAATCAGGAGGTAAGAGAACATGGATAAACAGGCTTATGGACCATTGGAGTTACCAAGCGGCAAAAAAATCAAGTTCAGAGCTCCTTTAGGAAAAGACAGAAATAATGTACTGCAAATGACACAAATAAGCGCCGATCGAGCGCTAAGTGATGCCATGCTGGTGGATGACTTTCTGGCAGCCAAGTGTGTCACTGAGGTGGACGGAAAGCCGACAGATGGTGATTACAAACATCTCTTCGATTCCTGGAGCCAGAGAGACATCCTATTTTACCGGGCAGTTTTCGATGAAATGTTCGGCTTGAATGAGGAATCCCGGAACAAGGCTAAAGAAGCCGCGGCTTTTTTGCTGAAAGGACAGACCTCTACCGATGGGTGCAGCTCGCCCACTACTGCGGAGTGAGCTACCAGGAATGGCTATCCATGACCGATCTGGAAAAAGAAGCGGTCTGGCTAGCATTTGAGTGGTTATCAGAAGAAATGAAAGCCCCAGAGGATGATTAGCCTCTGGGGCGGGAATAAACTATTCGTTAAGGTTTTTCTTTGACTGAAATTTATTATACTCTTCAACGATTCCTGAGATCCCAATTATAGAAAATATCACAATCCATAACCAGAGGGGTCCACCGAAACATATATGACACCATGATACTGCAAGGTATCCAAGGAACAACACAATTGGAACCCCAATAATTAACCATAACCCCAAACTAAGCAGATTGTTGATAAACGTAAACACAATTATCACCTCTTTTTAAAGTGTATGCATAATGAGTGAAAAAGTAAAGGGAGGAATAATATGCCAGCTAATACAAGCATGACAGTGGCCCTTGTACTGACAGCAGTTAATAATATGCCGTCAGTATTGAACGCAGCTGGTAGAAATGTTCAGACTTTTGCCTCCCAGGTCGCTAAGTGCGGGGATGAAATCAGCCGGTACAATCAGAAGATAGAGGCTCTCGAAGACAATATAAAAACATTCAACAACCTGAAATCCAGCGGGCTGCAGGATATTCAAAGCGGGATGCTAATGATGGCTCCGGTGGAAGAAGTTCTCCGTCATGCTGCTAACTTTGAGGGAGTCATGAAAAAAGTAGAATTCGCTATATATGACTCCACCCTTCCAGCCGCAGTACTGCAGGAACAAATGGAGAGCTTGACCGAGCAGGCTTTAGAGCTGGGGAATGCCACCACTTTCAGCAACATGGAAGCAGCTCAGGCACAGTTGGCGCTCATTCGAAACGGTATGACCGTTAAAGATGTGCTTG